GCAGATTTAAATTGCTCTGCATCTGTTTCTAAGACACAGGCTAAAATATATGGCCAATCTTTGACATCTGCATAGTCCCATTTAAGTAGAGCTTCCCACTGTGAAATTGATAGTCTCGAGGGTAACTCTAACTTGGTATCATTAATTGTTAATTTAACTGCCATACTAATAAATATAAATTTATAGTCTATTGAATTATCTATCTTAATTTACTACAAGTACTTAAACCCTGAGTCTGTCTTGTTGCTATTACCTTGGATAGCATATTGGCCATACTGTTTGTTTTGTAACCTGTTCCAGTTAGCAATTGAAAGTGCAATTACAATATCATCATGAAACGGTGGACGTGCTGCATATTTAATAGATCTGGATTGTGGATTGTATGTCATCTCAAATACTTCGAGTTCTCTATGTAGTTCAGGATACAGAGTAGCTGATGGTATCTTAACAGAGCCATCATTGAAACCCATAATCAAGGACTCGACTATGTCTCTTTTAGATTGGTTTGAGGTGTTAAAACCATGTGCATCTTGATATCTTTTACGAATACCCTCTAGAACTACAGTTCCCATACTATTTGTTTCTATCATTAGAGTAGCTGTATACTTCTGAGCTAATTGGATGATTCTGGTCGACATGTCTTCCCATTCCTTATGATTATCACGGTAAATATCTACGACTGCACCAGAAGAGTCCATTACCACTGCAACAGTGTAGTCGCCAGATTGGGCTAAATCAACACCCATATAACATTTACCTTGAGGTCTTGGAAATCTATCAAATGTATTAGAGTTAAAGTTTTGAAATACTTGTGATTCACCTTCTAAGAATTCACCTAAGTACTCAGCTCTAAAGATAGCATCAGGTAATGATCTCTTAGCAGCTTCGACTTCTTCCATATTAATATAAGGATTATCATATTGTTCCATCCGAACTGAAGTATGTGAAGGATATGATGTGTCTTGACCCATTTGAAACATCTCATAGAACCATGATTGACGACCACGAGGTGTAGAGAATAGGACACACTTTTTACCATGTACTAAGGCTGTTGGTTGAATAGCACGTTTCCATGCATCTTCTGTTTGATATGCAGCTTCATCTAGAAATAAATACGAAAATGTGTAACCTCTTAGTCCATCCTCTCGCTCTGAGGATCTAAAGTAAATCTTAGAACCAGTTTTAAGTTTTATCTCATGATTTGAAAAGTTAGTAGCTTCTACAATACCAGAGTCTTTAATGGCTTCGTATAGATCTTCCATTAGTTTTCTAGCTTGTGAGTAAATAGGAGCTACTACACCAATCTTAGAGCCTTTGTCATTAATACCATAATACAAGAGTAGATTAACAAGAAGTAAAGATTTACCTTGCTGTCGTGGTGAGACCACAGTAATATACTTTTCAGGTCCATGGATTATGGCATCTATTACTCTTTGTTGTCCTCCATGTGGATTAAATCCAATTGCTTTTTTAGACATAGTTTATAAGTTTGTCCATTTTATTTGTCCAGTGTATCCTCGTTGTTTCCATACCCATCCTAACTGAAAGCCCATTTGTGGCCATGGTTTTGTTCCTGGATTTTCTTTAGGAGATTTGATAGTATAAACTTCTCGTATTCCAAATCCTGCTTCTTCCATGTCTTTTATTCGTGCTGATAAAGCTAAGTCATGGTTAATAGTAATTAAGTATGCTATGTTGTCTGCTATTTTATATGAGTGTTGACACCACTTTCTATAAATACTCCATGGCGGATTAGTGACTATCCAGTCTACTTTATCTTTATACTCAAAGAAGTCTTTACCTTCTGAGTATTCACACCAATCTTTATCACCAGGTAGTTGATTATAGAATGCTCCTAAGCCTCTACATGGATCTAATACTTTACCGTGAATTGGAAGAGTATCAATCATAGTTTTCGCTAACCACTCAGGTGTCATGACAATATCATCTTCCGCTTTGTTTTTCTTGGGAACTATAGATCTACTCATCTATCTCTATGTCTTCTAGGCCTTCGAGTGAATCTAAGCGTGCGGCTACTGATGGTCCAAATTCAAACTTCATGTCTTTAAATAGATCATCACCATTAGCACCAGTTAATTCTGTTCTGGCTAGTTTAGGTATTACAAAGTCTGATAACTTAACCATTAGATCAAAGGCTTTCGCTGGATCTTCTGCGGCTACAGCCTGAATCCATTGACTCATATTCTCTAAGTTACCTTCGACTAATCTTTGGTATGCTTCTCTGACCTCTTGAGTGTTCTTGTTCTTGGAACCCTTAGGTCGACCATCTCTGTTTATGTTGGCATCTCCGCCTCTGAATTTACTCATCGTCTTTTATCATTTTTTTCCACTTGGTTAGGGTACTCTTGGCAGACTTAAG